GAAGCAGGGTTGTTGGTGCAATTATAGTTTAATTTGATTGAGTGGCCAAATATTCTTCTCTAACCTCATAAGCAGATTTAATTGGTGCGGCATTGACAATATCTTCTTTTGTACCAGAAATTGTTTCGTTTGCTGCTAATTTACGTTGAACTTCAGATGCCACAATTTCTTCAATTGCAACTCTGCATCTTTCATGGACTGCGTTTTGAATCCAATCATCTTGACTGTATGCAACATATCCTAATGCTTTATCTTCTGCGTCACTTAATGTGATTGTGTAAACTTTTGACATTTTTTATTCCTTAATTATCCTAATAACCAAATTGAAGCGTAACTTTCTTTCAGATATGTTGCGCCGCCATCGTTGTTGTAATAAAATCCAATAGTATCATTTGCGGCACATTCTACAGTACCAACAACAGTTCCGCTATAATAACTTGAAACATATGCAGTTCCATTTTTCAAAATTTGCAAAACATCACCAGTTCCGGCAGTATATCCAGTATTTCTGTAATTCGACCAAGATACAAAATATATTCCAGCAACAGGTGCAGTAAAATATTTTGTTGATGAATTATAAGCACTATTTCTATTTACTCTAGTACTACTCCAAGGAACCAAGTTATTACGCAAAATACCAGTAGCATCACTATAAACTAACTGTGCATATGATTGATAGGGTTGTGTAACATAACCAAGCGAGTTAATACGCATACGTTCTGTGCCACGATACTGCCAAATCATTGTGGCTGTTGGAGCCCAATAAGATTCCGGGTCTGTATTAAAAATAGGATTTACAGAACCATCCATTTGTATATTTACATACTGTTTTCCCGCATAAGCCCATGACTGTGTTGGATTAGAAGGACCATAAGTGCCACTTGGAAACTCGACTCGCAAACGAGCACCTGAGGATCCGGTGCTACCAATTGATACATTACCAGTAGGATCAATTCGCATACGCTCAGTTGATGCGGTAGTAAATGCTAAGTTATTTGTTTGTGGTAAATAGAATCCAGCAACTGGAGCCGTGCCAGCAAACGCACCAAAATTAACGGTGTTTGAAAATGTTATTTGTCCCGCAACATTAATCGTAGATGCATATGAAGCATCTGATTCAATTCGGTCAACAACGATAGTTCCTGCCATTTTTTTATCCTAATGCGGTTTGTGAAGCTGCAATTTGTGCTTGATATGCGGCAACAACTTCTGGTGTCCATGCGACATTACAAATAGCCGCAACATTTGCAGGAATGCCTGTGAGGTCTTGACCTGGAACTAAACTACTACGATGGTAGGTCTTGCTCAGTTCGTTACCATCTTCCATAATTTTTGTTGCTTCACGATACAACACAACACCGTTTTCTGTGACGGTGATTTGGTCTATTGAAATCTCTTTTGTCAACGACATGTTTTATCCTTTAAGTTGTATAATAATTTAAGGTAATTATATAATTTTGTCCTGATGCTAGTGTATAATTAACATCATCATATCTGCGTACAACTCCTGTTATTGTACTTGTATCAATCCATACTTGGCCCATAATTCCGGTAGTTCCATTTTCACGAACTAAATTCGCATGTCTGTTTGCAGCACCATTTGCAAAAGGCAAACCAGTAAAAGAAAGAGATCCACTAGCAGTACCAATTGTAGTTATGACAAAATTAATATAAACATTCACAAATCTACCAATTTTTGTGTAAAAACCAGTCGCTGAAGCAGTAGTAAAAGCTCCTGCACCTGGACTAAAAGTTGGTGTAAAAGTACCCTCCTCATAGTCATCTAGCGTGTTTGCGTCAGCAGATGCATTTTGAGTTGCGGGGAAAGCGATGCCTGTGCCTGTGGCTGTGGTGCTACCGCCTGCCAAGGAAAGAATAGGTGCGCCAGCAAGAATACGCAACCTCTCACTACCTCCTGTGTAGAAGGTCATTGGCACATAAGTGCCTGTGCCTGTTATGCCAGAAGTTACACGGGCTTCTGTTCCAGCAGACGTTGCAATCTGAATAAATGCAGCATTTGTTGGGTCAGAATTGTTATATGCCTGATAGCCACTTACAAGCGAAGTTCCATTTGGCAAAGTGCCAAAAGTGGTGCTTCCATTTGTTGTGCTTGATTGAAAAAATAATCTATTTGAAATTGTTGCGTTATTTGTATCGCCAATAATTCTTGGTGCAGTACCTGTGAAATTTAAATTATTTGCTAACTGAAAAACACCAGTTGAATCAAATCGTGCATACTCAGTACCAGCGGAATTCTGGAAAAACACATTGGATGTGGTCGATTGAATTGTATCTACTTTAATTGTACTTGCCACGATTATACCTTATTATGCTTTGAGTGCAGCGATTTCTACTGCTTGTGCGTCAACGATTGCTTTGAGTTCTTGGATGGATCCAATTAATACTGGAATAAGATCCGTATATCTCAATGAAAGATATTCTGTTTTGTCTTCTTCATCATTAGGTAAAGTATTCTCATCAACAATTTCTGGAATTACTTCTAAAACATTTTGAGCCAAAAGACCTATATTAACTTTTTTATTTGCATCAGATTTCCAAGTATATTTAACAGGATTAAGTTGTAATATATGGTCTAAAGCATTTTCATAATTACCAATAACATCTTTCAATCTTGCATCTGAATACGATGACCATGCTGTTGGAGATGCGTATGGTAAATAAACACCATTTGATGCATTTCCAAATTGACAAGCATTATCAGTACCAATATTGATAACTCTAAATGTATTTCCGGATGCAGGTGTCGCATTTATTCCCACTTGACCAGAGGAAATAATACGCATACGTTCTGTACCGCCACCGGTCAAAAATGCCATTGCATTTGGTGTAGCATTACTTGAATTATAAAAATTAATACCACCAAGGTTTGTGGTTGTTGGGTCAGTAAATATAATTTGACTAAAGTTTGCTGCCGGTGATTTAATTGTAGTTACAGAATAATCAGATGCTTCAACAGCAAATCTTGTGTAGCCATTTATTGAACCTCCGCCTGCGCCAGATCCAACATGTAAATTCTGTGCATCTGGTGAACTGTTTCCAATACCAAGTTTACCAGCAGATGTAATACGCATACGAGTAGCACCAGCACTATGGTCATACATATCAAAATTAGTGCCATCAATTCGCCAACCTCTTGTGTCAGTTGTGTTTTGACAAATTATACCAGCGATTCCAGATGCGGAACCATTGCGTGAGTATATGTAATTTGTACCAGCAGTTTCAACATGAAGTTTTCCACTTGGTGAATTAGTTCCAATACCCACATTACCACTAGAATCAATACGCATTACTTCAGTATTAGCCGCAGTAAATGCTACTGTGTTCGCAGAAGGCATGAACAGACCGGTTCTTGTGTTACCACTAAATGTAAGACCTGGAGAAGTCGCAGAACCATTTGTTAATGTAACAATACTGTTTGTTAAGTTAACATTGACATTCGTTGTTGGAATTAAAGTAAGACCAGTGCTACTAGCCGTAAGAATGGTTACATTGCCTACGTTTAGACTTATTTGTGAACCTGCGGATTCAATAGTATCAGCAATTATTTTTCCGGCCACGGTTACACCTTATCTTTCTTTTTAAGAAATCCCATAATTAAACCTTGTTCTTTTTTCATATTTACATTCTCTGGTTTAATTCTATAATTTCTTGTATTATCATTCATCCAAATTAAACCTAAATTCTTTTCTGACCTTATTCTTTTTTCTTCTTCAGATAAAACACGACCAACACAATATTTATTACCTTTATTGCGAGTGGACATTTTTTGTTTATGTTCTTCTGTGTGAAAAAATGTTCCTGTTTGTCCTTTATTCCAAGGAGTTTTACCTTTAAGTTTATCTAAAGACTCTTTTGTGAATATTTGTTTTGCTCTTTTTTCTTTAATTATTTTTCTGGCTTCTTCTGTGTGTTTATAACCAAAAGCATTTTTATTGCCTGTCATATTGACACTTTTTTGTTTTTTCCATTCCTCAGAATGTTCTCTACCAAACCAAGCATTATTCTCACCAAGGCCGCCACCAAAACCAAAAGAAGTTTGATTTGCTTTATTGAAAAAAATAGGATTATTTACCACATCAAATTCTTTATGCATATGTATTTCATAATCATAAGCATCTTCTCTATTATCAAATCTTTTCAATATAATTTTATTGAATGATTGTTTGCCTAATTTATTAACTTCTTCTGTTAAATATTTAGATGAACCCATATAATTATCATCAGCAATAAGGCACTCACAAGAACGCACACCAATATAGTATTTCTGCTCTGTTTCCAAAGCAGGTTTCTTTTCTATAAGGTACACATAGTGGTTCATTAGAAAATTGTCCAGGTACTGTTATTTGCAATTGTTACTACTACGTTATTGGCGATGACTAACGGCCCGGCCGAACTTGCGTTATACCCTGTGGTAATACTGCAATTTTCTGTAAGTGTACTAGCATTAATTCTAACAATTCCATAAGTGTCTGCTGAAAGATATGGAGTTACCTGAACACGGTCACCAAGATATGTTAACTCAATATTACTTGCATCAGCTGGTGGTGCTTCTGTGAAAACGATTTGACCATTAATCAAAGCGTATGAATCTGTTTTTTGTTTAACACCAGAGATGGATACGATTACGGACGATTCATTTCCTGTCCCGTAGGCAAGATTAAATGCGGTCGTGACACCATCACCTGAAAAGAATTCAGAACGGAATGTAGCTGATGTTAAGGAATTTCCAATATAACTCACGAATTAACCTTTATTGATTTATTGTTCATGTTGTATTTAGTTCTGTTCGTCAGCTGGTTCTGGAGTATTGCCTTCAGCAAGCCATTCTAAGTATTTTTGATAGTCGGTGTTGCCAAGGTCGTTTGGAATAAAAGTATTGTCTACAATACGCTTGATGCAAGTAGTTGAAACATTTCCAAAAGAGTCTTTACATTGTTGATACATAATTATAATTCCGCATTTAAAGATAGTTGACCATTATATTGAACTGGATAACCGATAGCGCAACTGGCCAACCCAGTTACTTCTGTATCAATTATTGTTGTAGAAGCACTATAATTAGCAAAAGTTCCTGAAGATGTTCCATTTACATTGGATATATAAAAACTATCAAGACTTCCACCTCTAGTTACACTTGGAGCTATTCTCATCGGCACAGGTAATGGACCAGTAAGATGGGCCAAAGTTGCAGTATACATACTGCCCCACATACCACCTTTTGCTCCACTGTTTGCTGAATTGGATAAGTAAAAATACCTCTGACACATTCTCAATTCATTTCCATAGTCACGATAATCAAATGGTGTGGCCTGTTTGCCAACTTCAAATTGAACACCGGTGATTTGTAATGTTGCACCATTTGTTGCAATGTGATTTGTCTGCCCTGTGACACCTAATATTGTTCCGCTTTGCCAAGTTCCCGCAGAACCTAATTGTGATGAACCTGAACCAAAACTAAAATAAACATATAATCCAGTTCCAGTTGTTGTGGAATTCAAAGCAGTTGCTGTATCACCAATAATATTATTAATCGTTACATATGTCCAAGTGTTTGCCGCAGAAATTGTATAAGAAAACGGATTACCTTTATTAGCGGGGCTAAATATTGATCCACTAAATGTTCCAGTAATACTTGATTTGGCCCAAAAAGATATTGATGTAGCTTTTGCGGTACTTAATCCATAATCCAAATCAGCAACATTATAACCTTCAATCAACTGCATTACACCAAAATAATCAGAAGATAATGGTGTGTAAGAAGATACAGAAGTTAACTTCATTGAATATTTGAAACCAGTCGGTGCATCAGCAACTTGTTGGAATGTGAGTTTACTAGATTGTGTAAGACTTGAAGCCCAACGGTCTGCGGTATGATAACCACCATTACTGCAAGCTGATGCAGCTACATTTGAACCTGCTTGTCTTTGGTCAATAACCATGGCACCGTTTATAATACGGTTCTTAAAGCCAAACGGAGACCCCTGACTATTACTAATACTGTCTATTGCTGTTTGAATTGGCATTTATTATTCTCTTAAACTTTTATTTATTCGTCAGCAGGAAGTGGTGTGTTACCTTCAGCAAGCCATTCCAAGTATTCTTTAGCAATCACAGCACATGATTCTTGGCGACCATCTTCCCATTTGCGCCAAACAACATCTTCTTGACCTGTTATTGGATTTTTAATAAGTTTCCATTTTGGTTCAATCATAGTTCGCTTCCTGTTGTAATAATATACGCACCTGCTGTGCCGTTAAAATATAAAGCGGTTGCAAAGCCAGCAGTTGTAAATCCTGCTGTTGCTGTATAGTTCATTGTTAATGCTTGGTTTGAAGATGCGTTCCATATTAAAGTACTGCCAGTACTTCCAGCGGCACCAGAAGTTAACGAACCAAATCCAGAAGCCGCCGATGTAGTTATTCCTGTTGGTGTCACTCTAGGAGTAACAGGTAATGGCACCATGAATATAGCAGTTGTTGTGTTGTAGGCTTGACCGACAGCAAGATATTGTTGAGACACACCATCTATTCTCCATGCCATGCAGTACCGCTGACACAAAGCCAACTCAGTCCCATAAGGTCTGTAATCAAAGCTAGTTGCTGTTGAGCCTTTTTCTAATTGGACGCCTGTTATAAGAAATGTTGCTGTTATAGAAGCATTAGGAATAAATAAAGTAACGCTTAATCCATTTGTCACATTGGCAGGCAATGTGTATGTATACGAATATTGTGTCCATGATGCGGTCATAGTGGCGACAACATTTGTTTCAATAATAGTTGTACTGGATGCATAATTGTCTACTGCGGTTGGATAAGCCAAATTAATGTTAAGCGCACTAGCAGTCCCAGAAGTTTGTTTTACCCAAAAAGAAACAGTTATTGCCTGACTAGCACAGTCTGCAATATTGACGGATTCAATGCGTTGAGTAATGCCGGGATAAGCGGTAGATGATGCCGCATTACTAAAAGAATATGTAAAACCCGCTGGTACATCAGTAGACCGTGATATTGTTCCTGAAGAGGCATTACCAAAAAATCTATCAGCGGTATATGTTGCAGACCCGCCACTTGTAAAAGAAGTGCCTCTCTGCCAAATTCCAATCGCACCATTGATGAGGCGGTTCTTAAAACCAAAATTATTTGGTGCGTTAATTGTTCCTACTAGTGCCATTATTGAATCTCCTCAATGGCAAAACGATATTTCTTACCAGTTTTATTATTGATTAAAAACAAACTCTGTTCTCCCTCTTGGACAGTCCAGTTACCTTTTGTTCCGTCTACCATGTTA